GGAGTTTATCTTAGCTCCACCCTGAATCATCTCCTTGAGGTACTTGGCCTTCTGGCCCTCCAGAGTCCTGACAGCGGTGCGGAACAGGTCGCGGGAAACCACGGTGTTTACGTCCGTGCGGGCCGTGCCGTTGGAGTAGAGGACATTGGTGCCCGCTTTCAGGACGCCAAAGCGCATCTTGTCCATCATTTCGTCGGCCTGCTCACCCAGAGCCTCAATGTTGTCATTGAGAATCGGGTCCTCGTGGGTGTCTTTTATCACGTCAGTGTAACGGATAAAGTCACCGTACTGGCTCAGGGTGCAGGAGTAGTCGGTATATGTCCGGGTCTTGCCCACAGGGGTAACGCCTTCCTGTAGGATGACCGGGGTGCTGTCCAGTGCGGCATAGCGCCGGAACGAGATGGTCGTGGACTTCTTTTTGGGAAGGGTCCTGACCTGTCCCCAACGGCCCAGAACGTTGTTCGCAACGGCCCGGTTGAGGAGATTGTGGTCGGCGTAAGCCGTGGTCCTCGCTGAAATGTCCGAAGTAATCATGATTTATTATCCTTTAGCCTTTTTGGCTTCCTGCTCTACAAGAAACGCAAAGGCCGCTTCCCTGTCGTTGGGGTCAACTTCCTCCAACTTGGTCGGCTTGCCTGCGTTCTTTGAAGCGGAGCCACCACCGCGCATTGAGGATAGATTCTTTTTAAGACCATCCAGACGTTTCTGTTCCTCCGACTTGGCCTTTTCGGCCTCAGGGCTTGCCTTGAACTTCTTGAACTCCGTAATCGTCATGCTAATGTCACGGGGGTCAAGAGAGTTGTAGCCAGCGTTCTGCATATACGGGGGCTGAGTTTTAATCCAATCCTCATATTCCTTGCTGAACGCAACCTTTTTCCAGTCGGCATGAACAGCCTCTATCTTCGGGACCACGTTGGCCTCAAAGTTCTGTCTGGCCTCAGCCCGTTTGGCTTCCTCGGTGGAGTGCTTTTCAAAGCCCTCAACCTTACTGCGAGTCTCCAGAGAAATCTTCGCTTGAAGGTCCATGAGTTCTTTCAACTCAGGGTAGTCTTCGCTGACCTTCTTGATTTTATCGTCAAGAAGTTTCTGGAGGTCGCTGGATTCAGCCTGTGCGGACTCAATCTTCTCCTTGCTTGCGCCATCGGCCTTGAGGGTTTCTATCTCTTTTTCAAGAGTAGCCTTCTCCATAGCCAGTTTGGTCGCCCACGCTTTCGTGTCCTTGAGGGCTTTGGTTAAACCAGCGTCGTCGCCTTTAGGCTCCAGCGCGGCTTCCTGTTCCGATTCCTCGGTCTTGGGTTCACCTTCGCCTGACGGTTTTTCTTCCTCGGGGGCAGGGCTTTTGTCTTCGGTCTCACCTTCGGGTTTGGGTTCTTCCTTGACTTCTTCCTTTTCAGGTTCAGCCTTGGAAGGCTTCTCGCCCTCGGCAAGTTTATCAAACTCAGCCTTGTATTCCTCGCTCACTTCACCGTCTTCAAGTTCTTCGTCTTTCATTGTTTCTCCTTGGGCCGCTTTCGCGGTAATCCAAAATCGTTGAAAGTATGGCAGATATATATTGACTTGTCAATACCCTGTCAATCTTCAACCTCTTTTTGAGGCTCCACGGGATGCTCCAATCGCTCCATAACGTCAATTAACTGCTCCAGTTCTCTCGCGGCTCCTTGGCTCCTCAAAACTTTATTGGTGTCATCAAGGTCACGGCACTCAGCGGTGCGGTCCTTGGCGCGGAGGACTATCTCAGCCTTAATGGATTCGTATAGTTCACTCGCCATACTGACCTCCGGGGGCCTGCGCGGCCTGCTGTGCGGCCATCATCTCGTCAGGAATAACCCCACCGTCTGGCATTTGGTGGATTCCCGGCCCTGCTGGCGTAGGTTGTTCAGTCTGAGGGGCCGACATCCCCACCATGCGGCGGGGGTCCGGCTTGAGGCCGATGCTCTGGAGAACCTGAGCCTGCTCAATCGGAGTGAGTTTATCAAATATCTTGTCCACGTCCACCTTGCCCTCGGACTGGATAGGCTGTTGGGCCTGACGCTCAGACATCATCTTCTCTATCTGCTGGATTTCCTGCTCGGACTTGACGAACTTGGCAAGCCCCAACTTCTCAGCCATAGCCTTAAGGATTTCGCGGCGGCGTATGATAAGATTGTCCTGCGGGTTCTGCGTGAGTTGCAGGAGTTTTATCATGTTCTCTACGATAAGTTCCCGCGCCATCATAGAGATGGTGCCAGTCGCCGTTACCTTGAGAGGCAGGTTAAACTGAGGCGGGTACTTGCCGAGCATGGAGAAAAGCGCGTCAAGGCGCTCTATCACCGGCTCAATCACGTTATCGTCAATGTTTTTAAGGAACGGCTTAAGGTTCACATTGGCCGCGCCCATTATCATACTCATGCCAGTCGCGGTCTTATTGAGGTAGGAGGCTTGGTCAGCGCCCTGAGAATACTTGGGGATGCCGGATTCCTCGTCGGCTATACGCAGAAAGAACTCAATCATCTCACGGATGCCCATTGTGGTATCGGCAAAGGTAATGTTTGAAATCGTGTCTTGAACAGTGGCGTTACCCTTTAGATAGAACGTCTTGCGGGGGTAAATCTTGGCGTCGCCCGTCTTTTGCCAATTGATGTTTTGTTCTTTGACGGCCAGACAGCCGCTTCCTGATAGTGCTTTTCCGTCCACATACAACCTAGCGCCCGAGTTTATCATGCTCTGGCTGTCGTCTATCAGCCCGGCTATGCTGTTTTTATAGACGCTATTGGGAATCTTTTTAACTCCGAACACCATGAAGGGGCGATAACCGTAGAAATTGTATTGCGCCTTGATTACAAACTGCTGACCGGCGATAACCGACACGACGCAGGCTTCCACGTCTTCCTCGTCCTTGATGTTCTCCGGCACGTCAGCGCCATAGGCGCGAAGTTTGTCGGCCCGGACCAGACCCCAAAATTCAAGAACGGGAATCTTATTATCCTTGATGGGCTCGTACCCCATGAACTTGTCGCCAAGTTGGCTCTGCGTCTTGTCGTTGTCAGAGTCCGGCATGGAACTCTTAAGATTGTCAATGGCCGCTACCGCCAATTTCATCTGTTCGGCATCATAGCCGGGGTCGTTGGCGAGGTCGCGAAACTCCTGAGGCAATAGGCGCTTATAGTGTATTTCGCCCACGGAGCGTTTACAGTTCTTGGCGTTCACGTCAACGTAGTAATCCCAGAAAGGGACGGTTTCAAATATGTATTTTTCCACCGGCTCCACGACCATCATGTACGGGGGGATGCTCGGGTCAATCTGCTCGGCGGGGATGCCGCCTATCATCCGGCGCTTAACCACGGTCTGAGACTCCACAATCATTATGGGGCCTTTCATTATGGCCGCAGGGAAGATGGTCGCATCAAGGGCGCTGTCGTCCAGTGTGTCAAAAAACTTTATGTGCTTGAGGTAATCGGAGATGTAGTTCTTGCGAAACTGTGCGGCGGCTTCCACGGCCTCACGGGGAATCTGGTTGTAGTCAAGATTCTCAAGGGCCTCAAGTTCAAAGGGGACATCAGAGCCGAGCGCGTCCATAACTTTTGCATGGGCGGTGTAGCATTTCTGCTGAGTTAATTTTATAAAAAGACGAGAGCGACCCTTTTCGCCCTCTTTGATTTTCCAATTCTTATGCGCCTGATACTGACTAAGAAAATTATTCCACCACTCCTCGGCTTTGGTCTCGTACTCCCTACGACCATTCTTGAACTCCTGAAACAAATCGGAGACGTAGGTTGCAAGGTCTGTACCTTTTTCCTGAATAACCTCGTTGGAGTTTTCGTTTTCCATTTAATATCCTATCTCAAAATTCATACGCAATATTTATAGCACTTGAATGTTGACTTGTCAATAGGTCAATACCCGGCCACGGGGTCAAGCGGCCCATCATCCTGATTACTATCTTCATCACCATCATCCTGAGTGTCACGGTTATAGTCGGCTATTGGCATAGCAAAGGTCATAATATGTGCATCGGCTATGTCGGGGGACCCATTGGACTCGTCACCACCAGTCTTTTTGAGCCGTTCCCGCATCTCGTCCTTGGACTCAATCTTGGTCTTGGCCCCTTGGAGCCAAGCCTTCGGGGTGGACAGTTCCCCAATGAGGTCGTTATCCTCGTTGTCCCAGAGTTTGCCACGGCCAGCCTCAAGCCAGTCGCGCATCTTGCCCCAGAGTTCGTCGCGAAGCCGGACATACTTTTCAGGGAACTCCATTGATATTGTCTCGGCTGAGTTGACTGCAATCACGGGATAACCCAACTGCTTTAGGCGGTCAAAGACACCACCGCCCACCCCGATAACGTCTATGAAAATAGCTTTAGGCTTCTCCCTGTCGGCCATCTGGGCCACATCACGGACAATCTTCATTGTGTCGTTGTATCGGACGACATGGTACGGGAGGAACTGGTCTCCCCGGCGCTTGGCTATAACTGTGCGGTCCCGGTTGAGGGAACGGGCCACGTCCACGCCATATACAAGGTCATAGGAATTTTGGGGCCATATCTGCCTGTCCCGCGCCGCCTCAGCCCAATAAATCGGAATGTATGTGTCCTCGTCCGCCAGCGGGAACTCACCAAGGACACGGATGCGGTAGAAGTTTGACTCCACCCCATACTTCTTAGCCATGCGCTCTGCATAGCGAAGCGCCTCTTTACGGAGAAGCGGGTGCGTCACATTCAGGCAGGACCGGGTAAACGTCTTGTAAAACTGGATGTCCTGATTGAAACAACGATAGAACTGGCCGGTGCGCTTGGTCGGGTTTCCGGCAAAGATGGTCTTGGTCTCAATGGTGCCAGTGGCGGCTTCTACAACTTCACAGGCGGCGTCGCTAACGCCAGATGCCTCCTCTATAACCCTGAGAACATATTTCTCATGGAAGCCCTGTAGGGAGTCGGTGTTCTCCTTGGTGGCGGTACGGGCGGCGGCATACCACTCATTCGGAGAACACAAGTTTGATACGGTCTCCTTCTTCCACTCAAGGTTGTTGGCAAACATTTTCCCTATGGGATGCTCTCGCATCATGCCAATCTGCTTTGACATTTCAGCCCAAAGAATGTCGTTTAACTGGTGCTTAGAGGGGGCTGTACATAAAATGCGAACACCCGGTCTGGTGGATAAATAATGGAGCGTTGATATGGCAAGGTCAGTTGTTTTGGATGTGCCGTGACCAGCCTTTATGGCTATATGGTCCTCTCTGTCCATTTCTTTTAGGAACGCTTCCTGCATGGGGTCAAGTTGCTTAAACCCAATCACCTCATGGGCAAAGCGCACCCGGTCATTCCATACCAGTTTCCCGTACTCAATAAATTCTTCTTGACCGTACATTATGGCTTCACCATCCAAAAGTGTATTCCCGGCTTCTCGCCGGGGCCGGGGAGTCTCTTAAACATGAGTTCGTTTACAATATACCTGTCGTCCTTGTAGACACAGGGGAATCTTTTCTCGTCAAATAGGGCGTCTTCCGCCATCTTGAGGAGGTTGGATAAGTCAGCGTGGGACGGAGACACAGGGTACTCCTCGCGCACGGATTTAAGCGGCTCACAGATAAACTTGAGTGCCACCGTGTAGGGCGGCTCAAAGCGGATGGGCTTCTGGCTCAGACAGGCCGCATAGATTCGGTTCTTCTGAAAGACATTCTGCTTGGGGCTGTAGGCTATGGCCCGATACTTGCCGGACATGGTTTTGATTGCGGCTGACCGCTGACGAGCCAAGGGGACGGGTTTGCCCTCAAAGAAGAAGTGTTGCACCCGCGCCCCCGGCCAAGCCAGCAAGGAGGCCATCACGGTCTCCTCAAAATAGTCGTCGGTCAGGGGGGCTTCGGTCACAGTTCTTCTTCTTTTGCCTCGGTCTTTTCCTTGGCCTTGGCGGCGGCGATAGCCTCCATAGCCCGCTTCATGTCCACGCCCTTTTCACGGGTGTCCTTGGCCTTTTCCTTGATGTCGCCAATGGCCTTGTCAAAAATCATTTCCTTCCAAGTCTTCGCGGCGGTAACTCGGATGTTCACACTGACAGGGACAGAAACTTCCTCGTATTCATAGTGAGACTCCCCGCTGTTGGGGTCGGTGACTTTGACTTTGACGGCTTTGAGGTCTCGGTATGAATCGTCCAAAGCCACCCTTTCTAAGAAAGAGGCGACCCCGGATGCTTTTTGCGTTG